TAACACCGTCAATATCTAGAACTGCCGTTGCAGGAATCGTAATTGTCGCACCGATAGTTGTATTACCGGAAGCAAAAGTACCGCCAAGATCTGCTGTTGTTGCGGCAAGAGCTGAAGGTCTTACAATAAGACCTTGAGCAGTATTGTCAACATATCTTTTGTTTGCGGCGTCTCGTGGATCTACTGGATCCTCAACAACACGAACAGTTAATTCAAGAGCAACTAATTCGTCAGATAGATATTCTCGCGTTACAACGTCTGTATTTGCTTGTGGCGGTGCAACATTGATAAGTCTATTATTACTAAATGAAACGTCATTGTTTGGACCTGCTATAGATCCAACATTAGTAAATGACAAACCATCTAGTGTTGATGTATTATCACCTAGATTAAGTGTTGTATTTGCAAAGCTAATTGATTGAGAAGAAATAACGCCGTTGGCGGCCGAGAAGTTTGATGTACTTAACTCAGCATTAGTAACAGCTGTAAGATGCCCAAACTGATCTACTGTAACATTGTTAAGTAGACCGAGAGCTGTGTTATTCGTGTTTGCTTGTGACGATGTATCAGCGTGAGAAACTTCTACGTTTGCTGTTTCTATCTGATTTGGAGTTACAACAATACCGTCTCCGGCTGTTATATTAGCAATATAATTGCCGGTTGTATCTGCACCAAGCGCAACTGAATCTGGTGTTATAAGAGGCTTTTTTTCTCCGGCTGCTACAAGTCTTACTGAGTTTGTTTGGGAGTTAACCTTTAATTTGATAGCCAAGGGTTATACCTCCGTTATAGTAGGAACTACTGTCGCAAGTCCTTCTAGGAGCTTAGACGTTTCTCCGGTGGCCTTCTTCATTAACACATCATATTGGTATTTTCCGGGATTTAAAGTAGCCGTAGTATCTGCTGAAAGTACTAGGGTTACGTCATTATTAGCAGTTTCAATATCAAAATCTACTGCTTTTTTGGACGAGTATAACTTACGCATATCTGCATGAAACGTGATCGTGCTGAGAACCATCTCGTCATTGTCTTCGTCGAATAGCTCTAAGGATAGACGGAAATCTGTACCTTGATCTATATAGATATTTGCTTTGGATCCCATTTTAAATCTCTTTTGCTTTTTTCTTTATTTATAATAAAATGATGGTTTGAAAAAGGGGGTGTTAGCAACCCCCTTCAAAGTCGAGATTTAATCTGCAATTACCCCTTGAATTTGTCTAAATCTTTTTTAAGTTCTTTAACTGCTTCGATGAGAAGACCAACCAAGTTTCCGTAAGATACAGACTTAATTTTATCTTCGCTATCATCTTCAATAACAGCTTCTGGAATGATTTGTTCAACTTCTTGGGCAATGAGACCGATTCTTCTAACATCAGGATCATGTTTCTTATGGAAGTAAACACCTCTCATAGCTTCTACTTTATCTAGAGCGTTAGAAATTGTTTCGATGTTTTCTTTCAATCTAATATCAGAGTTTGTTGTAACGTCACCAGTTGCAGTAAAGTTACCGCCTCCAGATCCCAGACCAAATGTAAACCATGCTGTTCCATTCGCTTGGTTTTCAATTGAGAATTGTTGGACTGAAGTCGTTGCATCAAACAAGAAGTTACCTGTCGCAGACTCGTAACCGAGTTTCATTACAGCGCTAGTACCGAATGTAGCATAAACATCATTCGGGAAGTTCATGTCCGATGTAATACCTGTTACAGCTCCGGATGTTGTTGTGCCATTAACTGTAAGGTTGCCACCAAGCTCTAGGTTTTCAATATAAAGTGTATCTACATCTGATTGATAGTAGAAGTTAGATTCACCGCCTGGGTTTGGACCAGTAGTACCAAGTAGAGGTCTTTGCTCAGCGCCACCTTCAAACATTGCGATAAAGAGTGCAGTATCTTGAAGAGCAGTTGTGTGAACGTTTTGTAGGTTACCTACACCACCTTCGTTACCAAAACCTTGAGTACCCTGAATACCTTGGAAGCCAAGCTCACCTTGGATACCTTGTGTGCCCTGAATACCTTGTGCACCAGCACCAGTGAAGCCTTGGAAACCAAAATTACCTTGAAGACCTTGTGTACCCTGAAGTCCTTGAAGACCTTGTATACCACCACCGCCGTCTGGGCCTTGGAAACCATACCAACCTTGAGTACCTTGAGCACCTTGGCTACCGCCTTCACCAGGACCACCAGTGAAACCTTGAATACCATCAGCACCTTGGAAACCATAGTAACCTTGAACACCTCCGACACCTTCATCGCCGGCAGTACCCTGCATACCCTGTGGACCTTGCGTACCTTGGTTACCAATTGCACCAGCTCCAATAAAGCCTTGGATACCTTGTACACCTTGGTTACCTTCGCCTCCAGGACCTTGGAAACCTTGATATCCATCAAAACCTTGGAAACCTTGAGTTCCTACACCAGGTCCACCTTGCATACCTTGAGCGCCTTGGAAGCCAGGATCACCAGTTTGGCCTTGGAAACCTTGAGCACCTTGGTTACCGTCACCCGGCGTACCTTGGAAACCTTGCGGACCAGATTCACCGTCAGTACCTTGAAGACCCTGTGGACCTTGCGTACCTTGGAAACCTGTACCTGAATCACCTTGGATACCCTGTGTACCTTGCGAAGCTTGAGCACCCTGAACACCTTGCGTACCTTGGTTACCTTGAAGACCAGATCCACCAATACCATCTTGTCCAGCAAAACCTTGAACACCTTGGACGCCTTGCCCAGTTATACCCTGTGTACCTTGGATACCTTGGAAACCTTGGATACCATCTCCACCAAGAACACCATCAGCGCCCTGAACACCTTGTACACCTTGAGTACCTTGTGGACCTTGTGGACCAAGAGCACCTAGAGTACCTGAAGGACCTTGGAAACCTTGTACACCTTGATCACCTTGAATACCTTGTGTGCCCGCACCTGTGAAACCCTGAACACCTTGAGTTCCTTGAGGACCTTGGATACCAGCAGGACCAGGCGAGCCTGGATCACCGACGTCACCAGTTCTAGCAAATGTAATGGTAATATCTTCGTCATTAGCAAATGAACCACCTACAGAACCAGATACGTAAGAAACATCGATGGCAAAATAACCTGAAGCTTCCGTTACTCCACTGATAGTATATAGTTGGAAGTTAGCAGGTGTTTGCTTTTCAGTGATCTTAACGTGACCTTTAATGGCACTTGTGGAATCATCTATAGTTCTTAGATATGGCTGAATGTCTGTGAAGTTATCATCACGATCATCCATCAAAAGAAGTGTAGCAGAAGATCCATTTGCGTTATTAATCTTAGCATAACCAACACCAGGATCTGATGTTGCTGTGTTTGTTGACCAAGTATAATCGAATGTTACACCACCAAAGCTACCTGTAGAACCTTGAGCACCGTCAGCACCTTGGAAACCAAATGTACCTTGAGCACCTTGTGGACCAACTTGGCCTGGGAAGCCCTGCACACCTTGGAAACCAAGATCACCTTGGATACCTTGAGCGGCTTGGAAACCTTGCATACCCTGTGTACCTTGGAAACCGTACCAGCCTTGTATACCTTGAGTACCTTGAATACCCTGAATACCTTGTGGACCAACCTCGGAAGTAGTAATGTTTCCACCCATTGCGCCGTGTACTGTACACTGATAGTACAACGAGTCTGGAGCATTAAATGGAACTCTGAATACTAGCTTACCATTATCTGTGCCGTTGTTTGTTACGCCTGTATTGTATGCAGCACCACCATTAGATACTCTAATCTGGAATGGATGACCTACTGCATTAATATCAAATACGTATGTAAATCCTCTTAGAAGATGCAGATCAGGATCATTTACTCCGTCAATTACATAGTCTGTAGATCCATTATTGGTAACCGTAAACTCACGGGCTCCTTCAAAGCCTTGCATACCTTGGAAGCCTTGAGTACCCTGCACACCTTGATATGCTTGTGGACCTTGTACACCCTGTACGCCTTGAGTACCTTGTGCACCCTGTGTTCCTTGAGTACCCTGTGCGCCTTGAACACCTTGTGGGCCGATAGGACCGCCTGGAATAAAGTTAATGATAGCAAATTCGTCATGTGTATCAACGACTTGTGTTTGCCAGTTTGTAACTGTACTTTCGATATTTGTTACGTCAAAGTAACCCCAGTTTTTAGAAACTGAATCCCAAGTAAAGTTAGAGAATGAGTAAGCAGCAAAATGATGACCGCCAGGACCGTCACCGTCTCCACCTGCGTGTGAAACAATGATATGACCTTTTGGAGTACCTGGGAGTCCAGCCAAATAATCTAGAATCTCGTCAATCTGATTTGAATATTGATCAGAAGGAATATCATCTAGAATAATTCTTGTTGCTTGGGTAGGATCCGAGTTGTTGAATCTAAAGTTATTCGTGCCAGGATCTGATGTAGCGGTACCGCTGTCAAATGCCCACTCAAATGTTAGACCACCATGCTCGCCGTGGGTACCTTGAACTCCTTGAACACCTTGGTAGCCTTGAGCACCTTGAGTACCGAATCCGCCTTGAACACCTTGGGTGCCTTGGCGACCTTGAACACCTTGGTAGCCTTGTACACCTTGGTTTCCTCTAAATCCTTGTACACCTTGTGTACCCTGAACACCTTGAGTAGACTGTGGTCCTTGCGTACCTTGACGGCCTTGTAATCCTTGAGTACCTTGTGTACCCTGCCAACCTTGGAAACCTTGTGTACCTTGAGCTGATTGAGGACCTTGTACACCTTGTACACCTTGCCATCCTTGTACGCCTTGAGTACCTTGTGGTCCTTGAATGCCTTGGAAACCACGATCACCAGCAATATTAAATGCTACAATACAAGGAAGCGAAATATAAGTACCTGGATTGCCTGGCAGATCTTCAGCGACAAAATCTTCCTTTACAGCAGTACCCGATAGGTACGTTACATCCATATCCCAATAGTTGCCATCGTCAGTAAGTTCTTGTATTGAAAAGATAACATATTTAGATGGATTATCACGTAATGTGATTTTCATGTATGCTTTATTAGCAGATGATGAAGAATCAATAGCTGTAAAATAACCTGTTAAATCTACGTTAAACGTATCGTTTTCTGCAATCCAAAGTTTAGTTGCACCGGTAAGTGCTCCTGTATCAGCAGCCGGAGAATTGAAATACATAAACCCGCTAGTAGCAGGAGATGGTTCTGCAAATTCATGTGATACATTATATGAGACAACCATTCCTGAGTCGTCGCCGGGAAAACCTTGAAAACCATACCAACCTTGGATACCTTGGACACCTTGATAAGCCTGTGGACCTTGAATACCTTGAAGTCCTTGAAGTCCTTGTACGCCCTGAATACCTTGTACACCTTGGTAAGCTTGTGGACCTTGAGTACCTTGAGTACCTTGGATACCCTGTGTACCTTGGATGCCTTTATAGCCTTGGATACCCTGAACACCTTGTTGCCCGCGGAAACCACGAGAACCTTGAATACCTTCTTCACCGATAGTACCTTGATTACCTTGTACGCCTTGATTACCAGTAAAACCTTGTACACCACGGAAAGAACCAATGTTTACCCAAGTGTTTGAGCCAACATAGATCCATAGTTCATCATCAGCTTCGTCAATAACACCGTCGCCGATGTTAGGACTTGAAAAAGCGGCGTTCAATGTGGCCTGGGGGTCGCCACCGGCATCTACATCAGCGACAGATCCAATGATTGTAAATCCTGGACCGTAGTCACCTTGTAAGCCCTGAACACCTTGGACACCTTGGGTGCCTTGAGAAGTTGCCGCAGCTGCATCAAAAAGTACCCAGTTAGTACCATCTGAGTAGCGCATCTGCCCAGCAGTTGTATAGACAATAGATCCTTCGTGCGCCGCAGGATCAAGCGTCGTATAATCTTGGGGTACGCCCTGTCCTATAAGAGTTGTGCGACCTCTAAGGCTTCTAAATCTACTCGACATCGTCTTCCTCACTTTGACCTAATGTGAACGACAATGTAGCATCACAAGATAAGTTTGCAGACGCTTTAATTTCCAACAAATCACCTGATGCAAAGAATTGTCCGTTTAAAGGCAAAGCGAAGGTGTCATATGCCGGAATCGGCATGTTTCTTATTACGTAAAATTCCTGGTTTAAGTCGTATCTATGTGTACGTACATCTACATTTACAGTATTTGCTGAGAAATTACATATAATCAAAGGACTGATAACTTCGCCTACACCCGGTTCAACCACATTAGAGCCGCCAAAAACGAGCTCAGGAACTTCGTAGTTGGGCACTTCGATAAGGGTTTGCCAGTTCGTCGTTAATGTTAAATTCTTGGCGACCGGTTTTGCGTCGGGCGCCTGTGATGTTGATATCGTTGTAATTGCCATTATAGTACTGCCCTACTGTTAGAAGCTCTTCTAGCTAGTTTTCTGACCGATGACGTAAACGGTCTACCTTCAATACGTCCTGTTCTACCGTTGATTCTCAGTCCTCTTGCGAAGTACTGGTTGTTCAATTCGTCAGAACCGGACCATCTAATTCTACCACCATCTTCTGAAAGAACAGAAGCGGTAGCACCAATTGCAGCACCAACGTTTCTAAAGTTTAGCGGCAACGCATTTCTGTTAACACCTGCAGATGCGCCGTTAAACTGGTGGGCAATCGATTCAACAAGCGAACCAAATGCCAAGAAGTTTGGTCTCAACACTGTATCAATCAATACGTCGTCAATCAATTCAGTAATCATAGATCTATGTGCTGCGTTAGGTGCGATATTGGTATTTATATAATCTCTCATACGCTCCCAAGCTTTATAGAAAGATACTAGCAAATCTACATTATTTTGATGTCCACTTGCAATCCATCCAGTACCATTCCAGTAATGAATTTCACCAACATAATCGTTATTATCTGGGTTAGATCCGCCTGTTGCTGATACAACGAATGCATCCCATCTCTTTGGATTAGTTAATGCATCACGTTCTGTTAATGTACCAGCACCTTTAAATCTTAGATCTCTCCAGTTAGCAAACGCGCTTGGTGGGTTAAACACTGGGAATACTGATTGTGAATCAATATTGAATAGTGCTGCTGCAAAAGATCTCGTTGCTTTATCCGAACCTTCGATTACTGGGTTCTGTGAAGGATCTGTGAAGCGAAGATCGTTTTGTAGAATATCAATTAAGTTACCAGCATCACGATATGTTTTAGGTAGATCGATAAACTTATATGTTGAAGTAATAAATCTCTGTACTTCTTTCTGAAGCGCAACTTTATTATTCAACAAGATATCTCTTGAGAATCTAAACGCTTTATTCTTCTTGTCTTCCCACATGAAGTCTGGTTGAATTGTTCTACCAAGAGCTTTTGGTGTGTTGTAGAATAGTGCGTTGTAGAAAATCATACCCAAGTCTTTTGCTTGCGCTTGCTGAGCTTCAGATCCCATTTCTGGGCGAAGCTTCTGACCTGGATACTTACCTACTGTAACATCACTTACAATCTTACCAAGTTGACGATAAGATTGAGCTGTTGCAACTCTTGTATCTTCCGGAATACGAAGTTCGTTATTCCAGTAATAGAAGTCTGCGTTCCAGCGAGATGCTAGGTTACCACCGTAGTTCAAATCCCAGCTCATAGCATCAATGATGTAACCTGAGTCACGGCGACACTTAGCTTTGCTGTAATCTACGATAGTAAAGTTGTCTGAGATGAACTTAGTTACATCATCTGCAAGATCACCGAGTTTTCCATCGATCATCTTACCTGCTGATACCTTGCTATCATCAACCCATGCTGTGTTAGGTTCGATAAGCTCAGGAACTGCATCCAATCCATCTCTTCTAATTGCTTCTTCAACAATATGAACCATGTCTGCAGCCCATTCGCCTTCAACTGCTGTCGCTGCTGATGGACCACCTGCTTCACCAGCAACTGCACCAGTAATAATCTTGCTGACGTAGTTTGCCATTTCTTCATAGAAATCAGCAGTTTGTTGACGCTGATCGAATGGAAGAACGCTTGTTGCATTGTCGAAATACATATTAGCAGCAAGTCTTGTAGCATAGTTTGTTTCGTATTGTACGTCGTGTGAGATAGCGTCGAGCATAATGCCCACATCTCTACGACATTTTTCTTTAGGATAACTGATACCTTTATAAGTTGTTGAGATATGGTTAACCATGCTTGTTGTAAGTGCTTCAAGAGCATCGTCAACTTTATCTTTCTCGGTCTTAAATATTGAAGGTACCCAATCCATATTAGGCTCGATACGTGCAGGTAGGTTATCAGGATTGTTATCATCTGCAATATCAGCAATCATAAGTGCAAGATGTTTTGCTTCCATAGCAATCTCTCTTCTTGCAGCCAACGATGACTTGTCTTGCTTGAATGATTGTCCTCTAATAACTTTTACTGCATTGTCTGTCGCACTTACGAATGTATGTGCTCCAGCATAACCCTTAGCGTATCCAGCTTGAACTGTAATTGTTGTTGCTGTTTTAGCATCAATTCTTAGCGGCTTAGCGAAAGAACCATCTGTTTCTCTTGGATGCGAGATTTGTACAGCAGGTGAACCACATTCGAAAGTAATGCTTTCTTTTTCAAACATGATGTAATCACCAACCGCTAGGTTATGAGCACCAAGAGTAACTTCCATCACGCCTGTTAAAGGATTGTATGTAGCATTTGTAGGTGTAAAGCGCTTACCGATTCTTAGATCAACATCTTCGTTGCGGATTACTTTACGCATTACTTCAGCCATATGTGTGAAGGCTTTCTTAGTTGGTTCTCTTTGCTCAAGCGGTAGTAGGTTTGTCATATTAACAAAGTAGATCTGCGCTGCATTCCACATTGCAGAGTTACCACCGTACTGAATATCATGAGAGATCGCATCAACCATGTAACCAGTGTCACGGCGACATTTTTCTGAATCGTACTCAAGATAATCAAATTTGGATTGCAGATGAGAATTAACACCGTTTTGTAGTGTTGTCTTACGTGCTGTAATCTTCGCAACGTCTGATGCATCGGCATATCCTGTTGCGCCTACAGCTCCAGTATCTGGGAACACGGCTGCAGGTAAACCAAAGAGAGAATCTTCAGTAATCATATTAGATACGATATTAAATAGATCTTCTACATCTTGAGCAACCTGAGTAATAACATTACCGAATGCAGTACTTACTGTTTCAGTATTACCAGTTGTAGGTGTTACAGGAAGTTTCAACAAGATTCTTTCGGCAACTGTTGCTACATGTACAAAGATTGCTGCAGTTTCTGTTTTCTGATCTGCAGGTAGAACTGATGTTCCTTGATCAAAGTATAGGCTTGCAACATCTCTCATAGCAACGTTTGAACCGTGACGAATATCCCAGCTTACCGCGTCAACCATGTAACCGATATCGCGCTCACACTTATCTCTTTGCTCAGCTGAAAGAGCTGCCCAAAGTACTGGATAAGTTTGCTCAAAGTATGCTCTACCTTCTTTTTGCAAGAATGTTCTGTTAGCAACCAAGCCGTCAGTTGAGTTACCTTCGCTAACACCAATTCTAGATGTTCCAAAGTTATATGTTAGACCTGATACACCATCTTTCATAATGTTGATGATGTTATCAAAAGCACCGCGAGCTGTTGTAAGAGCAGTGCCTGAAAGCTGTGCTTCGATGTCTTTTCTTACATACTTAATTGCTTCAATAGTTTCTGCAAGTTGGTCATTAATTACTGTGTCTGTTGAAGGATTACCAGCCCTGTAAGCACGACCTGCATACTTACTTGAGTAATCACTATTTGTTTCAACGTCTCTTCTTACAGCGTCGATAATGTATCCAACGTCTCTTGCACACTTATCTTCATCGTATGTAAAGTAAGTATCGTTGATGTATCCAACAACCTCATCTTGGATGAAGCCTTTGTTCATCTGAAGTGCTTTACGAGCATATGTTCTTGATGGCTCGATAAGAGGTGCGATGTCTGTATTTGCAGATGGAAGATTTTTAAGTCTTGCTTCTGGTTTCTGAGTAATATCAAGAGATCCAGTATATTCTGGAATTACAAGACGATCATCTGTAATGTTTGAGATGATGTTAGCCAATCTCTTAGCTTCTGCACCAGTTGCCGCGTCAGCAGGAAGACCCGAAGTATCTTGAGTTAGCGCATTACCTGTTGTAGGTGTAATTGCTGTCTCTGTAACAACATCTTCCATAAGATCAGCGATATGCTCAAATGCCAGTCTTGTAGGCTCTCTTTGATATAGAGGCAGAACATTAATAGCGCCTTCAAAGTAGTATCTTGCTGCATTGATTGTTGCAGAGTCTCCACCGTATTCTAGATCTTCTGAAACCGCATCGACGATATATCCAACATCGCGTGGGCACTTATCTTCTTGATAAGCTAGACCGTTGTATGTTTCTCTAATATAGTCGATAATTTCAGTCTGGTATTTGGCAGTTGCACCAGCAATTTCTTCAAACATTGCGTTTGTTGCTGCATCATATCCTGTACCAGATAGAGTTGGTTCTTTAATAGTTGGTGTTGTTAGACCAGTATTGATTCCATCAGTACCGTATCCTTCGCCTCCACTTACATAACCGTCTGTATCTTCGTAACCTTCAATACCGAATGTTGTTTTGTAATCATCTTCTTCAATGATGTCAGAAATTGTTCTGAATAGTTTCTCAACTTCTGTACCAACCGCAGGTGCGACAGATGGTCTGACACAGTCTGTTGCTGCACTAACAAATGTATGTGCTTCAGCATAACCTTGAGCCGTGCCGACATACATTGTAAGAATATCGCCATCAACCTTAGTAATTTCAATTGGTGTATTGAAATATGGGTCTGTTGCTCTTGGATGAGAAATCTGAGTTGCAGGAGAACCGCACTGGAATGTAATACCATTTTCTGCAATAACAATGTAATCACCAACAGATTGACCGTGGCTTGGAATTGTTAGAGTCATAATTCCAGTTACAGGATTATATGCAGCAAATGTAGGTGTTAGTGTATTAGCATATGTTTGAGTTGTAGCATTTTGCTGTGTTCTTACAACTTCTTGTCTTACCAGTCCACCAGCGATATCTGCAATGTAAGCATATGCTTCAGCAGTTACTGGTTTTTCTTGTTCTGCTAGTACACTTACAGCATTGTCGAAGTAAACTCTTGCGTTATTTACTGTTGCAGCATTTGAGCCGTGTTGTACGTCCCATGATACCGCATCGATGAAGTATCCTAGATCTCTTTCGCAATCTGCTACGTTGTAAGAAAGATCTGGATGTGTATTTGCGATCCATGCTGTTACTTCATCTTGCAAGAATGCTTTGTTAGATTGTAGAAGTTCTCTTGCGTCTAAAGTATCTTGTGATACATAAGATGTGCCGAATGTTCTTGAGTTTGCATTGCCTGCACCGTTATTCATGATGTCGATGATTTCATCGAATGCAGCGTCAGCAGCTAGTCCTGCAGCACCTGAAGTAATTGTTGTATTGATTTTACCTTTTAGCCAAGTAATCGCACCAACTGTTTCTGTAAGTTGATTGTTAACAACATTTTCAGCGCTTGCATTACCAGTTCTATATGCCAAACCAGCAAATACTGCGTTAACATTAGAGCCTGTAGCCATGTCACGACGTACAGCATCAAGAATATATCCGGTATCACGAGCACATCTCTTGTCGTCGTATACGAAGTAGTTATCTTTTAACCATGCATCGACTTCAGCTTGCAAGAATGCTTTATTAGCTTGAAGCTGCTTACGAGCAAGTGCACCATTTCTTGTAACTCTTGCTGGTAATTTAACTACAGCGTCATAATCTGCTCTTACAAATGTATGAGTACCTGTATATCCACCTGCTGAGCCAGGATTAACTGTGATTGTATTTGCAGCAACTGCTGTAACTTCAAGTGGGAACTCGTAATTTGGCTCGCCAATTCTTGGATGAGCAATCTCGATTGTTTCAGAAGTCGCAGTATTAACGCATGAAAGTACAACACTTGCCGGTTTAAATTCGATATGATCGTTAGTTGTGAAATCATGAGATCCACCAAAGTCGATAATCATATCACCTGTTGTTGGATTATAATCAACATCTATTGGTGTATGATAGCTTGCAACCTTAGCAGGGTCTGTCCAGTAGATGGCATTTGTATCTACTGAATCAACCTTAGCACTTACGAATGTATGTGCACCGGTATATCCACCAGCATTACCAACATTCATTGTAATTGCAGTATCAGTAACTGCTGAAATACGAACTGGTTTTCTAAATGCAGGTTCGCCATCTCTTGGGTGTGAAATTTCACCAATGTCACTTGTGGTTGTATTCGCACAAGAGAATCTGATGCTTTCATCTGCAAGCATTACATATTTACCAACCGGTAAGCTATGCTGACCAATTTCTAAAGTCATATCACCAGTTAGAGGATCGTATGTGCCTGTGCTTGGAGTAAACTTACCAGTGTAAACTGATGAAGATGTAATTGCAAAAGGTTCTGCTCTTACGAATGTATGCGCACCAGTATATCCACCAGCATCTCCAACATTAACTGTAATAGAGTCTGCAGTTACCGCGGAAATAGTTAGATCAGTATTAAATGCAGGATCTGATGCTCTTGGATGAGAAATCTCGACCGCCGGTGAACCACATGAGAATGTCATCGCACCTTCGTTGATCTTAATTTTTTCGCCAATTCTTAGATCATGCTCACCAATAGTAACAGTCATAATACCTGTGTTTACATTATATGTAGCAGCAGTTGGAGTATATCCGTTGCCTCTTGCATATTCCATATGCTTAATAGCGTCTGCATCTGCGCTTACAAATGTATGTACACCTAGATATCCGTCTGAGATTGCACCAGCATCAATAGCAATTGTATTTGCATCTGGTACATCAGTAATCTCAACCATATTGTTGAAGATTGGATCTGTAACTCTTGGGTGTGAGATTTGTACATTAGTATGAGTGTTGTTAGAACACTGATATGTGATTGCAGTTTCATCAATTACGATGTAATCACCTTTACTTAGATTGTGTCCCACCATTTCAAATGTTGTTCTACCAGATGCTGGATCGTAAGTACTTCCTGTTGGAGTATAATTACGTTTTACTTCAGCATATGTTTTAACAGCATTTGCTTTCGCTCTTACAAATGTATGTGCTCCTGTATAACCATTTGCATCGCCAGCATTAACTGTAATAACATCGCCGGCAACATTTGTAATTTGCATTGGTTTTCTAAATAGAGGATCAGTTGCTCTTGGATGAGAGATTTCAACCGCCGGAGTACCACATGAGAATGTGATAGACTCTTTTTCTACAATAATCATATCACCAATTTCATAACTATGATTTGGCAATGTAAGAGTCATTACACCAGTTACCGGATCGTATGTCGCAGTTTCTGGTGTGAACTTTCTAGCACCGGTATTCATGATACCGATGATTTCGTTAAACGAATCTTTTGATTTTGCGATAGCGATAGAATCTGACATTGTATCAGAAACTTCATCTCTTAAGTGTGAGAACGCTCCAACTGTTTCAGTAAGCTGATCTGTAAGTAGAGTCTTACTTGTTCCACCACGATATGCAATACCAGCTTGGATAGCATTGAAGTTTGTACCTAACTGCATGTCTCTCATTGCTGCAGGAACAATATATTCTTTTGTATCTCTCTGACATTTTTCTGAATCGTAGAAGAACCACTCTTCATCAGCCCAGTTCATCATATAGTTTTGGATCCAAGTACGGTTATGTTGTAGCTTAGCTCTTGCATTACGTTTATCTGCAGAGATTGCAGTGTCGTCACTAAATGTGATTGCTGAACCAAGAACTGCTACTGCGCTATCTTTTACAGATACAAGAGTATGTACACCGTTATATCCTGTAGATCCAACATTTACAGTAATTGTAGTTGCTGTTGTTGATGTAATCGGAAGTGCTGATTTAAATGCAGGATCCGATTTTCTTGGGTGCTTGAGTTTTACTACATTACCATCTGTCGCACAAGTAAATGTGAATCCTTCTGGTTCTAGAAGAATATATCTTCCAACGTCAAGGCTGTGAGTACCTATAGTGATCTCAAAGTCACCTGTTGAAGGTGTATAAGTTACCGCAGTTGGCGTAAACTTGTCACCGTCATTCTTGAGAATACCAATAATCTCATTAAATTTCTCGTAAGCTTCTGCAGCAAATACCGCAGAATTAGCTTGAGTCAACTCGTCTGTTGAAAAACGTAGTCTTTCATATGCAGCAATTGTTTCTTCTCTTTGTGCACCGATTACGTTCTTAGCAGCTTTAAAGTAATATGCATTACCTGCTGTTACAGAGTTATAGTTTGTGTCAAGCATTGTGTCATACTTAACTGCCGGCAAGATAAACTCGCGTACGTCTCTCTTACACTTAGCAGAATCGTATGCATAAAATTCTTCGTTATTATCTAACCAATCTATAAATTCTTCGATAATGAATTCGCGGTTGTCTTGTACAACTTCACGAGCTGCAGTTGCAGGAGCATTACCTGTATCGGTAAAGATAATGTTGTTTGCAAACTCTTCACCATTCTTAAGAATGTTAAGTGTTTCATCAATTGATGTTGAGACTCTATCATTTACTTCTGTGTTTGCATTTCTAAAGATGTGCTCGATAGAATCCTTTAGATGCTCAATAGAACCAACTGTTTCATCAAGCTGTTCATTTACAACAACATATGAAATTGGTGAGCGATAAGTAATACCGTTTAGACGGCCCCAGTAGTTACCCTTGGTTGCAATGTCTAGTCCAGTGTTCTCTACGATGATTCCAGTATCACGGAAACACTTGTCTGCATTATACCCTTGGTAGCCAAGACCTACATCAGAATTCAATGAAGAGGCCGGGTGTGTAGTGTTTGCAGTCAAGAAGTGAACCATATCGTCAACAATTGCTTGCTTGTTCTCTGCAAGAGCATCTGCAAAATCTGTATTAGAAAGAAGAACAGCAGAAGCTGCTTCTGCAGGTTTAACAATTGTTGTTTTACCGCTGGCTCTCATTGAGATGTCACCGAACTGAGAACCTGAGTTGTTCAATGTAACCTGACCACCATCAAGAGCGAAGAACGCCTGACGAGTAAAGATTGACAATGAACCAATACCGTTGATACCAGCACCGTTCTTAGCAACGTATCCTGTACCGTTTTGAGTACGAGGTGTAAAACCAAAACAAAGTAGGTATGTATAAAGTGAGTCAGTATCTAGAACTGCTCTGTCCATAAGCGCACAACCGCCACCACGACCAATTAGTCTGTTCGGGAAGTCGTCAATACCAAGTCTTACGACTTCAGCTGTACCGCCTCTTTGTGCAGTCAGGATGTCGCCTGGTTCTACATTACCTTTAAGGTTGCGAACGTGAACTGTATTAGGTAGATCATCAATATATGAAATAAAGCCTGTGGCACCACTTGAGAATACAACCTCATCATCAATCTCAAAGTTTGCTTGGCCCACAACATTAGTGACATAGAATTCTTGTCCAAGGTCGTAGATTGTACCTTTTGAGTTGAATGGATTAAGTGGAGGTTCAACATCCAAGCGGTTGAAGTTTGAAAGCTGAGAGGAGTCTCTGATATATGGAGATCTTCTCATTAGAGCACCAGGACGATAAACGATAGCGAAACCACCCTCAGGATGATCGAAGTTATCGACCTCGAAGTTCATGTATGAGAAACCTTGAACGTAACAACCAGATCCAACCTGAATGCCGTTTGTTCTTTCCCAACCTGGCTTCTTCTGAATAACTGTTGCATACTGACCAGCTGTAGATGTTAACGAGCAATCATCAGGAAGAGAGATTGGTTCATCGACATAATAAGTGCCTGGTCCGACCGAGATGTGTACAGCGTTGTTAATATCGTTTCTATTATACGAACCACCGGCTTTCTCTAATGCAAGTTCTTCAGCTCTTTTCAATGTTTGTACTGGTCTTAGAAGTGTACCATCATTGTCGTCGTCACCGTCTGCTGAGACGTAAACCTTAAGAGCCTTTTCTGTTTTTCTTGAGAATTCGTCATAAAGTTGACGATAAGTCATTTGCTCTACATCGCCGGTCTTAACATTTTTAAGAGCGAAATAACTATCTTCGTCGATAGGAGCTTCAAACTTTTTGGTTAGATCCATGTCAAAATCGACAAGCTTAGAATCGTCGATTGTTGAGTTAGAGATCAATGAATCTTCAACATTACCGTCTGTAAATGTAGATTTATTTTGTTGTAGCTCAGTTGCAGCAGAATTGTTAATAGTCATATTTTCTGCAACAGTATTTTCCATAGTACCTTGGAATGCACTGTTTGCGATGACTGAATTCTGTACCGTACTTTGGTCAATAGTTGTATTTGTAAATACGTTGTTATTACCAGTGCCGTCTGAGAAATCTGAATTTACTAGGCTTGTGTTATTAGCAGTAGAATCATTTAGTTCTGAATTTGTAATAACAATATTGTTCGCAGTTGTATCAAAGATATTTGAATTACTAATCTCGGTATCGTAGATAGTACCGTTAGCAAAAATAGATCTAGTGATTACAACATTATCGAGATCGGTGTCACGAATATCTGAGTTAGAGATAGCGACATCCCAGATCTGCGTATTACCATAGATCTCTGCATCAAAAATGTCACCGTTTGAGAAGTTCGTGGTGACGATAGTTGAGTTAGACATAAACGCGTCTTCAAGAATAATCTCGTCGATGGTAATGTTTGTAAGAATAAGACCGTTAGCTGTACCTTGATCGATAGTAACGTTATTATACTCTGAATCGTCAATAGTAGAATTTGTAAGAGTAACGTTGTTTCCTGTACCGTCATTAAACTGAGAACCAGTAATGACAGACTGAGACATTGTTATATTGTTAGCAGACGAGTTTGTAATTCTACCAAGATCGATAGTGGTATGAGTAAATACGTTGTTGTTACCAGTACCATCTGAGAAATCAGAGTTTGCTATTTCAAGATTGATACCAGTAGAGCCTTCAAGACTTCCGCCAATAAATCGGGTTGTTTCGATTCGTCCATTTGTGAATGTTGAAGTATTGATAGTAACACTTGTCAAAGTAGAATCTGACATCGATACGTTTCTAATAGTACCGCCGGTGATGGTGATTCTATTAAAAATCTCGTACTGAATAGCTTGAACTAGTTCTTTACGGGTGATGTTCTTTGTGCCGTCATCACCTTGAATCAAGTTAACAATGACAAAGAGGTCTTCCGGTCTTGTATTGGCGCCGGTTATTGGACCTAATTCTGAAATCTTTGACATTCGGTTATACCCTTATAAGTCTGCTGTTTTTCTTTTTATTTATAAAACAATACCGTATCGTTCACCCGGAATCGATACAATAAAATAGCCTTGATCTTTTTCTGTTTTGTGACAAAATTGATGAGATATATCAGTTCTATCTTTCACAATATTATAAAGAGCTTCAGGTCCTCCCCAAACTGTCCAATCATCAGTAATATGTTCATAGTCCGTTCCAGAAGATTTTAAATTATTTTCTGAATCAAAATAATCTATCTTCATGATTCTTTGTTTTAAATTCATATGATAATGTTTTTTACCTAATACATTACCTTGCTTATCTAAATAATATCCAGTTCCCCAGTGCCATTCTTTACCTAAATTGTCTGTAGGTTTATTATGAGTTGTAGTCACGTAAAGTCTCAGATTATCAGTAGTCAACGTACCTAAATCGATAGCAATCAAACCAGTTCGTGTTCCTTCAGGACCTGTCTCGTACAATCTTCTTGGTACTGAAAATCCATACTTTTCTAAAAAAGTATCAATGTCTTGTCTAATTTCTTCTGAGTTATTACGAATGTAAATTACAACCGAATGCACATCTTTGCGTCTAACAAATTCTAATGTAGTTAGGATGCTTATTGGAAATATATCTAATGCTTCATCTAGGATATCATAATAGCCTCTAAAAATATTTGAATCTACCATTAGTTGCCCCCTGTCCCATTAGCCAAAACTAGTGTAATAGTTTGAGTTACATCTGTTGTGGGATAGCCTATTCTTCTTATTTCAACAGAAATATCTGCAGATACATCTACTCCGTAATATGCAATACCTGCCGAGCCTGCGTTAGAAGGATCTGGATTTCCCCATGTTACTGCAACATGTTGGTCCAAAGTAATCCATTCGCCCCAAAGATCATTTCTGATTACACCAACAGTTCCTGTAGCAAGTGTTGGCGTTTGTGGAGAGTTTACAGCAAGCGGAATGTTCTGCACAACATTACTGTAATTTAATCTTACCTCATAGCGGTCGCCATTTCCTGTACCAATGTCGTCTTGTAACCAGTCTATTACATCACCTAACGCAGGAACATTACTTCCACCTATGTTTGATAGGTTCTGAATAATTTTATCTGTTGTTCCGTCGCTTCTAAGCTGGAAACCAAAACGACAGAAAGGACCTGTAGTAGTCGTATTTGTTGCATTAAATCGCCACAATGTGTTAATACTATTTGCTGCAACAGGCTGATCTGTTGGCACACTAAATTTTGTTACTGAACCATTCTTTTCTATACGGAAACCAAAATAATATGATTGATTTCTTTCAGTATTACCACCAGTTGCAGGTGGGGTAAAGATTTGAGTAGCAGCACCCGTATCAAGGTCGAATTTTAAGTAGCCTGGATTTCCGTAACCGCCGTCGTGGTTACCTACGGCGAATGCTGGAGTTCCGCCTTTACCGAGTTGTACGACATAATCAACCTCTACATCAACATCAACAGTACCGTTCCATCTTCCGCCATAAAAACCACCTTCACCGGCTTTACCCCATTCGTCTGCTCCACCTCTGTTAATCAAACCAAAGAATTCGTAGGAATCTCCATTACCTTGGTCACCGCCACCGCCACCGCCGCCTGCACCCCAGTGTCCCCAAGGTGCAGAGCCACCAGCACTGTTTCTAGGAGCTGCCGTTCCGCCAGCGCCGAATGGTGACGCTTCACCCGCTGTAGCATTCGCACTTGTAAACGCGTTGTTATTTCCTCCAAGACCAGATTGTGCTCCGGCTTTAGTATCAGTCTGGGCTACGTCATCTCGTGTTACGTTAAACGCAGTGAGAAAATTCGCACGATCTATTTGTGATGGTACTACCCCGCCGTTTGCCGCTACTGCAGCATCAAAGGTTGACATAAGCATGATACCACTAGGTCCACCAGATCCAGCTCGACTTACAATATTAGAATTGTTTTCAAAACCAGAACCACCTGCACCGCCTCCGCCGTATGCTTCAAACGCTAGATTAATTATTCTTGTAGCGCCATAAAATTGGCTCATAGCAATAGGTTCACCCTGCTGACCGATAGCAGAGTTTTGGTTTTTATTAGGTACCAAACCTCCTCCTCTAGCATATTCTGATAGAGAGTGCGGCTTAGTGCCGGTAAACTCGTTGGCGATGTCTTGAGTGTTAAGAGGGCCGGAAGTCTTGATAGCCATTTACTTCCCCACTTTTGCTGAGAGTTCCTTAATGGCTTCGATAAGTAGACCTACTAGATTACCATGTCGAACTGCATAAGTTTCTTCATTAGTATCAGGATTCACTGTTTTATATACAATGCCAGGTACGACTTTCTCAATTTCTTGAGCCATAACACCAGTCATCTCTTCACCCGGTCTGCTCTTATAGTTAAACGTGTATCCGCCAAGTTGCAAAACTTTATCTAAAGCATTTTCAATTGGATTAATATTTTCTTTCATCGCGATATCTGAGATGTTTGCAAAAGCTGTAATATCTCCGCTGGCCTGTATTGTGCCCAGATTTGCGTCAGTGGCGTTGTTAACAACCAACGAACTAAATGTTACATTTGATCCTGTTCCTACTGCCTGACCAATATTAATTGGAACAATACCATCTTCATCTGCAGCTCCAAATGTAACACCTGTTCCTTCTGAGAAAGCACCTTGTGCCCTTGCTTTTGTAAAGTAAAGGTTATCGGTACCTTCGGCTAAAGAGTCGGTGTCGTGGTTAATAAGTGAGCTTACTGTACCTTGAACGTTGCCGAAGAAAGTCGCTGGAATATTTGCAGCAGGTCCACCATTTTCAAGTACTTTACCTGACCCGTTTCCGCCTGTAGCGCTTGGATGATATACGTCTCCAGTAAGATCACCAGTTACGTTACCAATTACGCTACCAGTAAAGGAACCAGAACCGCCTTGAGTTACGATATTATTTGCAGTAAATGTTCCGCGAACGACTAGACCATCTTCAATTACCACATCATCTCTTACATATAGATCTACAACTTGAAGAGTACCATTCGGTAGTAATCTAAGCTTAGGATCTCCAGAACCTGTGTCTAAGATAACAGCGGTGTTTACAGAATCTTCCATACCGAAAGTCCACGTGTCGGTATTATCTGTAAGTTCAATTCTAGGACCACCAGCCGTATATTTCAGAACAAGTTGATTCTGATTTGTTGTAGCATTCATTGTAATAGGATTGTGGAATGTAACGTTATTAGCAGAGTTATAAGCTCTTACGTGATCTGAAAAAAGTTCATCATTTGCTTTTAAATCTGTTGCTTCGAACGTTCCTACGAGAGTAGCGTTACCTGTAGTTTCGTCACCGAGAGCAGATGCGGTTACTACTTCAGCTCTAAACAAATCTACCATTTCATTGGTTTTATCAAACCAGTTTTGAAATGTTTGTGTAGTTGTAATGTTTGTAATACTTGATTTTGCCATTTATCTGTTCTCTAATTGATCTAAGCGCTCATTTACTCTAACGAGAGTTTCACGAACAACAACAAGTTCTTTTGTTAAGAGCTCAACTTTTCTATATAAAGCTCTTTCTTGTTTATATTTATTTAGCGCAGCTTTGTCTGTGTTTAAAACTGCGCCTGTCGTTTGCTCTCGTTTTAGATGTATCATGTTAACGCAATGCCTCTATAATCTTTTACCATAGGTACTTGATGGAGATCATCTGCAATAAGATCAATTCTAATTGCAAACTTTCTATATCCGCTAAAGTCTCCTTCAGTGCTTGTATATTCAAGAACTCCATCAGCATCTTTGTTCGCGGCGGCTACTTTATACTTGTACTCTCGATAATCTTTTTGATTAATCGCTGAACAATATACACCTACACCTTCTACCAATTCTAATTCAATCCAAGGTAGAGTATCAAAGTCTGCAGCGTCATATGTATTCTGCGGTCTGATATAAACTTTGATATCGGTGTTTGGTGGTCTGTAACCTGTAACAAAGATTTCCATATCTTCAGCATCAAGATCTTCTGCCAACTCAATTCGTTTTGAGATATATTTAGAAGTATCTGCTGCAGTAGAAGCTGTCATATACTGATAAGCAAGGGCAGCTGATAAGTCCATATCAACCATAGGTGTTGATGTAGAGTTTGAGCCATTCGACATTTCTACTGTAATATCAAATGCTTTCGATCTTGATGGATCATTTGATTTACTAAAGAGTGTTACGCCTTGAGTAAATGTGTTATTATCACCGAATCTCATTGGAAGCTGATATGTTGTGCTTGTATTTGCCGGAGGAACAAAAGTACCTTTAAGCTGTGTTCTTGTAATACTGTCATTTGCTTTCATAACAATTGGTTGGATATAACTCAAGTTAATATCATCGATTGTAGCAATCGTTGCTTGAACACCAGACGCTAATCCTTCAATAGTTCCTGCTGCAAACCCACGACTTGTTCTTGCTGAGCTTCCTTTAAGATGAAGTTCTGTTCTGTCAAGTTTATCGTAGTAAGAAACTCTACCTACAACGATAGGCTCACCCGAAGCAACTGTAAAGTGAGCTGGTTTGTCTACAGTCATTTCAGTATTGCTGTTAACGCTTACGACTCTGAATATGTCTTTAGCCACGTTTCCAGAATCTTCCATTAGAACATAGTCATCGGCGGCATATGTATCACCGAGAACACCGGAATCCGCAGTTACAGTAGTACCACTAATAGTCATTCCACTTACTGTAGCGCCTTGCTTAGGCTTGATCTGATAGACATACTCGTCTTGTACAAACTTACCATCCCAATCTGACAATGTAAAGAATTCATGATCGTCATTTGTCATAGTAACAGAACCGACTGAAGCATTAAAGTCATGTCTGTGCAACTTAAACTTGAGATCTTCGTCTTGGTAAGCACTCCAAGCTCTGTTGTTTGTAGATGTAAATAGAACACCATCACCCCAGTCTTGTACAACAGCCTGTCCATTTGTAGAACCAGATGTGAGATCGTTACCACCAACTTTAGACGTAAAGTGCAGATAGTTTGGATCGTTGGCGTCAGGCATTAGAACAACACAGTATTCTTTCTCAATGTCCATTCTTACTGGAGCTGGGAAAGTTACAGTTGTAACTAGATCTGAAGTATCAGAAACATTTATTTCTGAAGCTAATAGATGCACTTTACCGAAAGGCAAGATTGTATTTGTTGGATAACCATTTTCCACTTCACGAAGCATAACAGTAATACCATTCGTTTCTGACTTTCTCTTAAAGTAAAGATCAATCTTTGAAACGAATACACTGTTAGATCCTTCACCCATACCTTTCTTGATAAAGAATGTCTGAGCAAGTGGATCCCCGTTGCCATTTCCTGGAGGATCAGCGGGTGGATCCGGGCGAGGTCTTCTTCTACGTGGCAGGTTGCGAGTTGTCGTTGTTTCATTATGGAAGAACTCTGCAGTTCTTGTAGAAGCAGTCATAGACTGAGCATCTATAGAAATATTATATGAGTTATATGCGATAGTAGCTCTAGATGTTGAACCTGAAGCAATACTTGAGTACTGATCAACGTCAACAATGTAGAGTACTCTTTCACCTACAAAGAATGTTTCTTCAGGAATACTAAATACGGCTCTCAATACGCCGTTTTCGTCTGTAAGTACATCAGCACCTTTATCACCAAATGCTTGAATATCTCTTGTAGCATTTACTGCAGTACCTGGCGCGACGTCTTGATTAACGTCAACACCATCAAAGAAGAAATAATGTTTAGTGTTTGGTCTCAAACCAGATACAAAAATATTTACATCTCTTGCTCTAATAAACGGCATGAATTGTACGTTAGAAACAAAGTCACCAACTCTTTGGTCGATAGTAGCGTTCTCTCGAGCTGCAATAGTAGAAACTGTACCTTCTTGAATTGGTGTTGGGAACCAATCATTCGGGTTACCGATCTGAGTACTTCCAATAACGTCACCCCACTGAGTATCAGTAAGAGGAATATATCTTTGTAATCCTTCAACAAAGCTTGTAAACGGTGTTGCTAGATCGATATTCAAACGTGTTGGGTTTGTTACAGTATCATGAACCATGTCATGTGATGGGAACAATTCTGCTGTACCGTTAAACGACCAGAAGTTACTTACACAGTTTCTAAAGTTTGTTGCATAAGGCTGGTTAAGTAGCTCAACATGCGCATTTCTTTCAAGCGTAGCAACATCAGCATCTGCTGTATTCGGGAAGATAGTGGCATTCGTACTTGTTTTGTACTTTAGATCCATTGGGAAAGTTTTTACTGCAGGAGTAAGAATCTTTCTATTAAAATGAATCGCTGCTTTGTAGTCAGTATCTTCTAGGTTAGCAAGAGAACTGTCGTTCATTGGATCTACAAGATAACCATTCTTAAATCTTGTCAATCCATTTTCATCTAGAATTGTCATGTTCTCGACAGAAGATTCAAGCTGGCTCAAGCTGATATAGTACTCAAGTCCTTCAAGTCTTTTCTCAATCTTTTCGATATCTCTCATTCTATAACGAGGAGTACCTTTTGATTTAGCACTTACAGCATACTCAAATTTTCTTTGGTTAGCGGCTTCATTAGGACTTAGAGCTGGATATCCAGGAATTGTAATCTGCGAAATTACCATCTCATCAGAACCTACCTGAGGAGGAACTGGAGTAGCAGATTCTACGCCTTTTACAATCTTAATGCTACCAAATGAATCTACAATAATACTGTCAACACGAGCAAGATATGTTTCAATGTCACCTGTTGCAACAGCATTCAGACAAGGTTGTAGGTAATCTGTTCTTGAGAACTGAGGTGCTTGCTGACCAACAGTCTGAGTAATTGTTCCGGCAGATGCAGGAGTTGTATGACTATATTGAACAGCAGCATTTTTGTCTGCATGAGGTCTAAAGTCAATGCATTCGCGCATGTTGTAAATCTTTTTATTGCCAGATGAGTATGTTGGAATTTGCCATGAACGACATTTATCATTTGGCAAAACAGCAGTCTCATCGTCGATAGGATAACTATCGATCGTAAAGAAGTATTTACCGCTGCCCGGATTTGGTTCGAAACATTTCATACGTACTGTAATCGTACCAGCATTTGGCTTTGGTCTGCCCGGAATATATTCCATATATGAAATATCATAGAAAGTATCTTTCTGATTGATTCTCAATCTAAAGCTTTCACTGTAATCTGTTCCAGTGTTGTCAGTTACTTCTAGAATCTCATATACATCTGGGAAGCCAAGGCTGTACGTATTTACTACAGCCGAATAAGTGTTCTTTACATAAACATTGCGCACAAGTTTACCGAACGGTCTTGGATTCGCAGTATATCTTGTATTTACATATAGAGTACCGGCAGGATCTGAGTTGTCTGCAGGATCAAGGTTAACTGTGATCTCATT